CGCACACGCTCCCAACGGGAGTACGCACCAGGAAAGGCACCAGTGATGCCTTCCAGTTTGAAGTTAGTAGCAGACATGATCCGTTCTGCTGCCATGCCACATCCGCATTCAATAGCACGGGTTCTGTCGTCTACCAACTTCTCAAACACCAGTCCACAAGGACAGGCAAATTCAAATATTCTCCGCATTTTGCAATTCCTCAAAGACTTTCTCACACATTTTCTTACGGTCGATGATCAGATCAAGAATGTCCAACTGCCCCTTGCGATACCATAGATCATTGGAGTCTTTTACAGCCGACAAGTCATCGATACTGTCTCTTAACTTCTGTAAGTCTTCTGTGAGGTCTTTCCAGCCTTGCTGGGAGAATAATGAGAATTGTTCCTCATAGTAATGCTGCAAGGATTGTTCCATTGGAGTCCTTTAGTGTTGTAAAAAAGAGACACTTTAGTGTCTATACAGTTATTATAGCAAATTCTGCTTGACTTGGGGAGGGGGCTGTGATACAATAGTTCCTCAACAATGTTAAGGAGCCTTTATGACAGTTCGCAACAAGTTAACAAAAGAAAACTTAAAAGACCTTCGTCAAATGCTTGAGAAGGGATGTGGATATACCCAATGCGCTGAATATTTTAATAATGTTGTCTCAAAACAACGAATTAAACAGATTGCAGAAAAATGGGGTATAGACTCTATGCGTATTCGTCAAAAAAAGATGGAGGAAGTCAAGCAAAAAGAGATGATAAAAAAGTGGGGACCAAAGTGGGATGATTATGAATGGAGAAAAAGTGATATTTACAAGGCAATGAGAGAAAAATTCCGCAGTAAAAAAGCGAATGCAAAAAGCCGAGGCATTGAATTTACTGTTCCATTTGGAGAACTGGAGTTTCCACAAGTATGTCCAGTTCTTGGCCTTACCATCAACTATTTTGCTGAAGGAGAAAGATTAGAAAACAGCCCTTCTTTTGATCGTATTGATGCATCTAAAGGCTATGTATCTGGAAATGTCATTATTGTCTCCTGGAGAGCCAATCGCATTAAAAACGATGGCACCCCAGAAGAACACCTTAAAATAGCACAGTTCTACAGTCGATAACTAGGCCCTCTTCGGAGGGCTTTTTTACTGTTTTCGCATCATTTGGGTCATGGCAATGCGTTCGTTGCTGTCAATGTCCTTTTCCTTCAAGGCAATCTCAGCTAAACGCACACGGCGCTCAAAGTCCTTAGACTCGTTATCCTCATTCAGATTGTTTGTTAAAGCAGCTACGAGCTTAGCCTGCGTCAACTGAGGTGTTGCCTGAGCCTCTGCAACGGCCTTAGCAGCCTCTGCTTGCTCACGCTGGGCCTTAGCCTGCAACTCAGCCACTTGAGCCTCCAGAAGAGCCATCTGAGCCTGTTGCTGCTGCATCTGAGCCTGTGCAGCCTCAGGAGAGGGCTGAGACATCTGATCCAGTGCCTGCATAAGCTCTGCACGGTTCGTAAGGCTACTGTTTTGCATAATTCCCTTGAGAATCAGAGGCAGAACAGGCGTATTCGGGCCTAAAGTCTGTAACAAACCAATCATCTGTTGCTGTTCAAACTCACGAGCCAGCACGCCAAGAGCAGCGGTAGGCACAAAGTTCATGTCAACAGACGGATAACGCTCAGGATCAAACTGCATATAACGGAATGCAGCCTTTTCGATGAACGGAATCATAAAATCTTCTTGGAAGTTGGTTAGAGTACGCTTGTACTTCTTGATAACTCCCGCCATAGCCATGCTCATGCCGCCGACACCAGCGTCACGAGGCACATTGCTAGGCATTCCTGAACTATCCACCGTACCCGTGGCTTGTAACAGCATGCGCTCAAAGTTTTGAGACATTACCATTGCATTGCCATCGGTCTGTCCAAACTTAAACGGGAACAGAATCTCGTTGGGATTGCCGTTGGTTAGGATAGCCTTACCTGGCTTAACCTCAAACTTGGCACCACGAGGCAAACGGGTAGCGTCCATAGCCATCATAGGAGCCGTTGTAAGGGCCAAGGAGTCCATATGAGCACGCAACTGACCATCGATGGCCTTTTGCATGTTGTAAGCCTTCTCAACCGTTCCACGACCCCAAAAACGACCAGGAACCGTGTCATCCTGATAGGCGATAACAGGACGATCCTTCATCATGTACGGGTTTTCTTCAGCCTTAAGCAACAAACTATCGTTCGCAATGACGACAATAGCTTCGACAAGGTTGGAATACCGATCCCCAGGAGAATCCTCAGGGAATAATTCTTCAAATTCTGCTTCTTCGTTCTCAGACAGGTACTCACGAGGCACCAAACCGTAGTAAGTCACCAGACGAACCTTGTCATCTTGGAATTGTTTCGGGTCTTGGGTGGGCTCTAAGTCGGTATCTTCGCTGTCAGGCTGAATGTCTACCTTACGATAGATGCCTGCTTCGATGCCTTCAACGATCTTGTGCAAAGAAACATACTTCTCAATCGCCACGCCCATAGCATCATCAATACTGTCAGCGTTAGGATCAATCAAAAAGTTCTTAGGATTGACTGGTTTTAGCTTAACTGCAACTCGTTCAGTCTCATTGACACCGATTGCAGCAGCTTGAGCAACCCCAGGAATAGGCTGAGTGGCTGGAATGTATTCAGTTTCACTCTTAACGATGATTTCACCGATGCCGGTGCCATAGATTTCTGCCATCAGTTCGATCTGATCGACAGATTTCTTGATCTTATCCTTCTTGAAATCCTCCATCAACTGCACTCGGAGGGCTTCAATGTCCATCGGATTACCGTCTACATCACGGATGTCATCATCGATATCAAAGAATTCACCGTTACCGAAGATGGCTTCCATGATCTCAGCATGGCGAGTCTCTACGGCTTGTTGGGTGGCTGGAGAAATGATGCGAGAGCGTTCCGAATCACGATTGCGGTCATTTGCATCCCAAATCCCGCGAAAGATACGCTCATACTCTAACCACTTATCCATGTAGTTAGCATCACGATGATCCCGCCAGCGAGTAATGTGATCAGTAATCCAAGAAACAAGTTCCTTGTCATTCTCGGAAGGCTGATCCATTTCAATATTGTGGTTTTCTTCCATTATATTTCCTCGGTAGAATCGTTGAGGGCATCATCATCAATCTCTACTTTAGAAGTAGTAATCGGCCCTCCAACAAGCCAAGCACTGCAAGTACGGTCAGCAGCACACTTGAAGTCAAACAGTTCACAGTAGCCCAAGTTAGCAGCTTTCATCACATCTTCTGCATAGCCTTCTTCTTCATCAATCCCGTACTTGATGCACTCCAGCATCTCAGGGGTTTGAATGAAAGCAGCGCAGTTACCACAGCGCATAGACTTAGCTTGTCTTACTTCAGTCTGCCATTCGTTTGCTTTATCGTTCCAAAAGGCTTCATTAGGTAATTTAGGATTAGCAGGACCGTAGCCATACTCTTTGAAAGCATGATCACGGTTCTTAAGATTGACATGGATGTCTTGAGTTGCAATAGGACACTTCATTACCATTTCACCTTGTTAGCCACAGAAGCACATAGTTCCCTAAACTCATCAACAGTTAAAGAGCCACGCATCATGTTTATTTTTTTATGAACAAGTTGAATATTGTCAATTGAATACCCAAGTTCATTATCAATACGATCAATAGAAGCCGTGTGATCCCATCCAACTTTACTCCATCCAATAGAAAGACCAGAAAGAGCACACAAGCCTTCCTGTTCTTCGTACAGGGCGTTTATGTCTTCGGCTGTCAGTTCCCAAGAATAACCTCTTGAAACAGCACTTTTAAAAAATGCCTCATACCATGAAAGACGAACAGCCCCAATCATTCCAGAAGGATTATTAGAAGTGTTGCTGCACTTTTTACAAGGTTGTTCAATATTATGTGCGCCAATACAATAATTTCTTCGTAAATGGGTTACTTCTGCTTTACATTTTGGACAAAAGCGTACCCAACGACCTTCTGTATTTTTAAACACATTTTCAGGAAGTTCTACAGGAAATGGCATTATCCACCCCATTTCGTACGATTGGCCCAGTATGCAGCAGACATCTTACCCTTGGCAATGTTCTTGGCATGACGAGCCTTGAATGCTTCGTTACGGGCAGAACCCTCAGGCGATCCAGACACACCCTGTTGTCCAAAACGAATGGTCTTTACTTGATCACCTTCTTTGGCAACAACAACATGACTCTTTGTTGGATGGTTAGGAGTGCGCTTAGGCTTGTTATAGCCTGCCACGCCTACACGAGTAAGTCTAGAATCAGTAGCCACTTTTCTTAACCTTCTTAGCAGTCTTGGCTGCATCCTTGAAGTCTTTAGCAGACGGAGCACCTTTGGTTCCAGGCTTTCGCATCTTTTCACCGGAGCCAGCTTCGATTCGCTTGCGCTTAGCGTTAATGTTTGCGTACAGTCCTTGTTTCATTTAGTACCCCGATATAATGTCAAGTGTTTCGTATTCATCGTCTTCGTAGTCTTGCTGATAGCTAGTGATAGCAAGCTGATCGACATAAGACAGAGCATCAACCAAGTCATCATGCACTCCTTGTGTTGGGAACATGATCAACTGGTCATAGAATTCATCCCAGTCCTCATCCTCGTTAAAGGTGATACGACCATGCTCCATACGACCTTGTAAAGACCAAATCACACGATCATTCTTTTTCTTGTTACCGTGCGTTAGGTCCGTAATGTGTGCGTAGATGTTGTTTTTACGCATAAGGTCATTTAGGTATGGCAACACTGCATTCTTCAGTGCACCACGCTCAATACCAACAGACAAAGGTTCAAAGTCTCTGACAGCCATCAGAATCTTTGCAGCAGTCTCTCGGATGTCCCAACGACCATGAATGATCTTCTTCACCCACCAATCACCGTTGTCAGTTACCTTAACAACAGCAATGGCAGATTCGTCTAGTCTTTTCTTAGCAGCACCAGCATTCTTAGCAACATCCTCAAAGCCTGCTAAGTCCACAGCGATGACATAAGAGCCATACTGGGGTTCTTCAGACTTCTTGAACCATTCTGACTTGAAGATGTCAGCACCGGCTGTATCAAAGCTAGACAAGTATTCTTGTTTAAAAGCAAATGAACTTAAGGTTCTTTTAGCAGCCTCAATTTCCTTAGGATCAATCGTTTCATTGTCCTGAGTCGTGAAATGCCAGCTTTTCCACTCTTCGTCTTCTTCAGACTGTCCCAGCTTAAACATGTCATAAAACCAATTACGACCAGCAGGAGTAGAAATAAACAATGCACGACCCTTACGATCAGACAAAGCTGCTCGTAGAATCTTTTCCCAAACTTCTTGCTTGATGTACGCACATTCGTCCATCACAAGGTAAGTTAACGACACACCACGAAGACTGTCAGGATTGTCTGCACCTCTGACCAGAATCTTCTTACCGTTGATCAATGTGATCTCAAGGTTGTTCACATGGCTGGACTTGATGACTGGCCTTCCAAGCTCATGTATCAAGTCCCAGATAATCGTACGGGCCTGTCCAAGCGTAGGAGCCACATACATCACAGACGAACCATCAGGGCAGTTTAAAGCCTCTATAAGCAGCGTTACAGCCGACAATCGGGACTTACCGCACCGACGCCCAGCAGCTACGATCTTAAAGCGTGTAGAGTCTGTAAATACTTTCTTTTGCCATTCCAGAAGTTGAAAGTTTAAAGCTGTCATACATCAATCACATCGTCTGAGGTTGACACCTTTGGTTCATTCAGACCAGAGATGTTAATGCTGATCTGAGGCATGGAACCAGACTGCTTGGCTTGATCGAAAGCAGACACAGGAATGATTCGATCAGCAATGATCTTCCAGGCTGCTGCTTGGTGTGGATGTTCATCCTGTAGTGCAGCATCCATGATCTTCTGCAAGACCTTCTCTGACTTAGGACTATTGAGCATCCGATCACGGTACTCATTGATAATGGCAGCAGTGCCCTTGGGACGACCTACAGACCTGTTCTCTCGGACAGCAGCAAGGTCTGACTTCTTTGGACGACCAATCTTGTTGCCTGATGGCTTAGTCATGTCTTTATCCTTTCAGGGAGACAATGGATTATGAACTTACGACAGTACCCTATATACTTCTATGTCTTTATAAGTACATATTATAAGTATATTTATAAATATATACATCTATGTACATCTATGCTTCTATGTCTTCTTAGATGTCTTTTCTTCTTAGTCTATAGAGTTATTATACACTAAGTTTGTCTTTTGCACAAGGGGGTGTCTAAGTATCATTATTGGTTTTTTGTAAAGCATCTTAGTACAGCAGGCTTACCCTCTATAGTCTCCCATCCAGGGTGTCCATGATCGGCTTCCTAGCTGTTGCTTTTACACAACAGAATCAAACACTTACATAAGTTCTTAAGTGTTGTCTTTTTAGGTCTAATTTTCCTTTTTTGTAAGCGTTATAGGCTCCAACAAAAACTTCTCAGCCAGCCGAGACCCTCCCCCCAGTCAAATGAGAATGATTCGCATTAGCATCAAAGTTATCCACAGGTTATCCACAGGCACTATAGGTAGCGTGTCAGTAAGCACTCACACACTATAGGTAGTGTCCTGGCATGGTTCTTGCTTGTCTTATTGAGAATGG